TTGAGATTGTCAGCTTACACGTATGGTTTTAAGAAGGATGTGCTAACCAAATTGCAATGGTACGCTCCTGGCAAAACACCACGTGAAGTGGCTGAGAGGGTGGTGGAGCTGTGCCACTACGACCGCGTTGTTGAGGGTGATTTCTCACGTTTCGACGGTCGAGTGTCACATTGGCTCCGCATCCATCTTGAGCAGGCAGCGTACCTACGTTGGAGTCACCCGGACTATACGTTGGAGTTAGAGAAGTTGCTCAATAATGAGATAGGGCAACATGCTTGGACCTCCAATGGCCTTCCTTATGAGCCGAAGAACTCGCGGTTGTCGGGTTCACCTTTAACCACCGATGCAAACACCATCATAAATGCATTCATAAGTTATGCCGCTGCGCGCGAGGCTAATATGAGCCATAGTGCTGCTTGGGGCTTGCTTGGGGTGTATGGTGGAGACGATTCATTAAGTCTGATGAAGCAAACGTATTTGGAGAAAGCGTCTAAGGCGCTCGGCATGATAATTAAGTGTGAAACGCGGCGTCCTGGTGACTATGTCACCTTTTTAGGCCGTGTGTTTTGCGCACCATTCGATCATAGCCTCGCCTCTATACAAGATCCAGAGAGGACTTGGCGCAAACTCCATATCAGTTTCGCTCAACCGTACGTTAGTGATGATCAAGCTTTAGCTGATAAGGCTGAAGGGTTATTGCGATTGGACCCTAATGCCCCTATTGTCAGCACATGGTGTAAGACCGTTAAACGTCTTGTTAAATTACAAGGAAACATCACAGACGAGGCACCGTGGTACACCCGGGTTGCTGAGATCTGTGGTGAAACTTGGCCACAAGCCGAATGGCAAAACGCTATAGAAGCAATATCAGCACGCACAGGCATTCCAGAGAATGAATTACAACATTATGATGAGTTGATTGAGTCAGCGGAGTCACTAGACGCCTTAGGAGGCGTTATAGCTAATGACCAAACAGAGGCGGTGATAACCGTCGCTGTTGGACATGAACTAATAGCACCACCCCCGTCGGAGTCAACAGTGGCGACCGTACCGCAGCGCCGAACAGGACCGGCCAGGGCGCAGGTCCGTAGAGTTGTGAAGCCTAAAGGTCTCGGAAGTCGGGACCGTCACCCGCGACGACCTCTAGCCTTACATAGGTTGAGGCAAGCAGGTGGCGATCAGGCTAAGCCCCCA